TAATCTTTTTTTCGATTTCATCGTAGTCTGAAATAACACCACGGTCTAATTTTGTTTTTATCTCATTTACAGCAGTACGTATTGACTGTAATTTACAGAATTTTTTAGCATTATTCTGTGTATTTAAATTACCAACTTTACAATCTTCTATATCGTTGATAGTATCATCTAATTGCGTTCTAAACGCTTCATGCTCAACAGGAATTTCGTTTTTAACCTCAAGTCTTAATGATGGGAAATTTAATAACACATCATGTTCTTTATGGTAATTCTTAATTATGTGAGCAATCTTTTGGAAAGCCTCAGACGGAAAATACTTTGGTTCAATAATATCAATTATTGATTCACCAAATTTGTGGTCTGTAACTATTTCATTAATTAATTGTAATTGAAAGTCTTTGCCTAAATCTTCAAAGCTGCTTATTATATTGGCCATTTAATTTTATTTTTATTGTGCTTGTACTTGTGTTTGTGCTTGTAACTGTAAATTGTACCCAAGGTATTCTGTATCTAACTCCCTTGTTGGGGTACATAAACATTTTTGAATACGTGTAATCAATTCATAGATGTGTTGACGAACATCAACTGTGTATCTAACCTTTACAGGATAAATTGTCGCATCCCACTCTCTGTAGGCAATTACATTACCATCGTGTTTAACCACAATTCTCATCATGTCTTTAGAGGTATTTTGTTCGTAGCCTGGTGTTTCCAAAAAATATCTTTGGTGTTCAGTCATGAAGTCTAATGCTCTGTCTTTTAGGACACTTTTAATTAACTCAACGTTTTCGTCAACTGCATATTTAAAGTTCATTGAGTTTATCGCTTTGTTATTAAAACCGATAATGTTAAAGAATCTTTGTACGATAATGTTGTCGTTTAGATAAAGTGTAAATTCAAATTTACGTTGTTCTCTTTTTTCTTCCATGTTATTTGTTTTTTGTATTGTATGCATTTTCTTCTTTTTTTATAATAGTAATAAAAGAACTCCAGAAAACAAAGAATGAGTCATCATTTCTTGGTAAAAAGTTTAATAATTCATCTTCTTTCATCATTTCCATGATTTTTTTAATACCGCCACGTCCTTCAGGTGATAAAGTTTCGTTAACCATTTCACTAATAGCTTCCTTTAACTCTTCAGTAACATATGGTTCTTTGAGGTTGATTATTTTATTCATTACCGAAAAATAATCAGTTCCGTATGTACCCCATTTAGTTTCACCGTTAATAATCGTGTTTAACGTTTTATCATTCGGTTTTTCAATTAATAGTTCTTTTGTTCTATCAATAACCCAATCCTGGTTAACGGTTTGTTTTTTTATTTCTGGAAAATATTTTAATACTGTTTTTTCAGCAATATTTTGTAAACCAGATATATTATCACTTGTATCCCCAGCAATCATTTTAATGATACCAACATTTGAATAATGGTAATCAAAATAGGTGTCAAAATTATCCATATTGATCATAACCTTAGCACCTTTTATTGTCAAACACACTTTTGTATTTTCATCCAATAATTGTAGTAAATCACGATCATTTGTGTAAACAATCTTACTCTCATTAACTGAGTTCATTGAATAGTATGCTATACCGTCATCAGCTTCACATCCATCAATTTCAACCTGTCTAATTGATAATTCCTCTAGGTATTGTTTGATTCGGATTCTTTGTCGGTCCAAATCGTGTTTTTCATCAATCGTTACTTTATTATCACGGTTTTGCTTGTAGTATGGGTAGTAACCTTGTCTATATTCTTTAGAACCTTTACCTTCCCAAAACACAACAACTTTTGTAACTGCGTAATCTTGATAGAACCTCTTAATGGTATTAATAAAATGGAATATGGTACCAACGCTACCTTCTTTTCCTTGAAGTTGCTTGGTACCATGAAACCCTTGTTTTAGTAAATATTCACCATCTATAAGTAATGAGTTAATAGTAGTATTAACTTTATTACGCCTTATGGGTTTATTAATCTTCATCGGAATAAGAGATTTTTTGGTTAACCTCGTATTCCTCTAACTCAAAGTTAGCATCATCTATTTTACTAGCCCAGTACTCAAAAGTTTCTTTTTTGTACAAGTCTAACGCTACTTTATTATCACGTTTGTCATCTGTGATGAATCCGTGTGGTGTAACAATAATTTTTGAGTCAGCGTAACCAAGACCATTGATATGGTTTTTGTCTACAGTAACTTTGGTTCTTGTTGCAAAGTTAATTTTTCTACCTTTACTTGTTGCATCAATTTTGTTGATACCACCATCAGCTTCATTACCAAAACGGAAAACTAATGTAGCTGCCTGGTAAATAGCCTCACCACCTTTTGGTTTCATCTTAGGTTGACCCATTGGTGAATCTGGAAGTCTTACCCATGGTAAGTTACATACAACAAAACCGTTTAAGTATGGTGATGTTTCTTTACGGCTGTTATTGATTCTTTGGTTAATACCCATATTAATCTTTTCAGCCAACGCACCTGCGGTATGTTGTTTACCACCTTTACCTTCCCATGTCATTTTACATGGTACTGAACCAACTGAATCCCAGAAGAAACAAACATCATAAGGTAAATCACCTTTTGCTTGCATGTCTAAAACCTCATTGATGTAATCTGTAACTTGTTCAATGTAATTGAAATCGTCACGGTAAAGGAAAAATCCATCCCATTCACCAGTCTCTTCGTTTCTTGAACAATCCAAACCCATAAGTTGGCAGTGTTCAAAACTCCATTTCTTTTCAGTTACCAAATAAACTGGTAAGATACCCTTTCTTTGGGCATCAACTGACGCTGCAATTAATGCACTTGTTTTACCAGTGTTGGTATGACCAAGTAACATGTTAATGTGACCCATACACGGACCTGGAACGCCAGATGCCTCTAAAAAGGCTTCACCACAACTCAGAAATAAGTCTGATTTGTATTTAGTTGTCGTACTCATTTTCTTTTTGAGATCATCAAAAGAAAATTCTTTTTTCTTTACTGCCATATAATATTTAATGTTTAAAAAAAAACATGGACAAGTACTTGGACATAATGTCCATGTTAATGTCCATGTTTATAAGTTTTATTTTTAGAATGGTAAATCGTCAATCTTTAACTGACCCGCTGGTGCGCTTTCTTCTTCTTCTTCAACACCACCATCAATATCAGTATCTTCTTCAGACATAGCAACTGGTGCTGGTGTCTCATACTTAGCTTTAGGTGTTGGTGCTGAAGTTCCTGTGTAGGTACTAACACCATCTTCAACTTTAGCGATAAAGCATTTTTGCTCAGCATCCCACATTGGTTCACTACCTTCCGCAACAATGTTTAAATATTCAACAGATTTTTTCTTGAAGACATCAGTCCATGCCATTGGATTGCTTAACCACTCAACTGATTGGTTTTCGTCCTCAGACAATTTAGACTCTCTATCAGGGATGATAGATGCAACTTTAGTAAAACCAACTTTGCTGTCTTTTGATTTATCTCTAAGCATAGAGATTGTAATGTCGAAACCTTCGAATGGGTTCCAGAATGCACCGTATTTTTTAACAAGTGGTGCAATTTTGTCCATAATACCTGAACCGTCTTGTACTGCTGGGAATCTCCAGAATTTTACACCTTCATGCTCTTTACCACGTTCGATAACACGAACAATAAAGAACTGGCGTGATTTGTAGTTGATGGCCAATTTCTTGTCTTCTTTGTCCGCACTCTTCATTAAGAATTTGTACATCTCATTCAAAGGAGATTCGTCACCATCTTGTGATGGATCATAAAGTTTTGTCCATCTCTTACCAATTTTTAGGTTGTGGAAATAACCAACTTTGTACCATTTGGTAGGATCGTCTTGGTTAGGAAGAATCCTAACTGATTTTTCACCACTTTGTGCACCCTCATCAAGTGCAATTGTGAAATACTTTGTTAAGTCGACAGAACTAGATTGGGTAGTCTGTGTTGTTTTCGACTTTGCTTTTTCATAGTCGGCCAGAGTGTCTGTTGCGGCCTTGGACCAATCGATTTTTTTGTAGTCAATCATAAATATATAAATTTTATGGTACAATATTAAGAACAAAAAACCCAAAAAACAAACTTCTGGGGAAATATTTTTAAAATATTAGAAAATTGACTTGTACTTTTTGATACCAAACACTAATAAACCTCTGTAAACACTAGTAGTTTCATTCAGACTTGCGTTTACCGCTGTAACCTCTAAAGACTGTAATGGTATTTCAATCATACCCATCATTGAGAACGTTATGTCATCAACACCGTTAATTGTTGCAACTATTGTATCGTTTGTATTACCTAATGTTATAAAACCGTAATATTCTATTGTATAGTCAGCTGTATTTACAAAACCAATTGCTGGATCACCGACAGTTAGTTTTTGTGTAATTAATTCTTGTTGTATATTATTCATATTAATAATTGCTTACAGGTTTTTCGTTATTATTAGAATTATAGAAACTATTTTTAATGTCCATTTCATTATAATTGTTCATAAGGTTGTCCATCATAGATAATTTATCTGGTCTATTTTCAAGATCAGTTTGTGTTTTTGCTGAGTTTCCACCCATATACTCATCTTGTGTAACACTAAAAGGGTAAGAATCTTTAGCCAAAGCTTTTCTTCTTTCCTCTTCGGTTGGTGGTCTCATCAACTCAACTTGTTTTGTTAAAGCGTTCATTTGTTGGATAACTGAGTCCATTTTTTGTAAACCCTGTTCAACACCACTAACTTTATTAATTATAGCCTCAATTTTAGAACTAGAATCAACAATTTTTTGCATGATACTATCTGTTTTGCCAGCTAATTCCTTGCTTGTATTAACTAAATCAGTCACATCAATTTCGGTGTCACCTTCAGCTGCGGCATCTGGAATCATCTCACCACCTTCTGGGGTAACAGGAGCTGCTTCCATACCTGGTTCAATACCCATTTCAGCATCTGGAACAGCTGTATCAACACCAACGTCTGTAGCAGGTGCCTCTACACCTAACTCAGCATCTGGAACAGCGGTATCAACACCAGCATCTGTAGCTGGATCTTCTTCAGTTGGGGCATCGCCCTCAGCTTCATAGAATTTATAATGATGACCTTCACCCAATTTTTCTTGGTAAGCCATAATGCTATTAAATCTTTTTACCTCTTCGGATAATACTTTATCTAAATTTTTGTTCATCTTAAATATGTTTTACGACTGTGACTTATTGGTGATTCTTCTCTTAGTAATTCTCTACCATCTTCCATCATTAATTTTTTTTCAATTAATGTTCTTTCAATTAAACCGTCTTTTGTTTTTATATAACAAACCCCAGTTTTAATATCGCAAACTTCTTCGCCCATTTGTGCTTCTTCAATTTTTTTACCTAAAAATTGGTCCAGTTTACTGTTAAAATTATTCATATACTTTTATTTATTATAAATATCTGTGTTTTTATTAAAGTTATTATAATTATGATAATTGCTTGCAGCAACATCAATTGCTATATTATCTTAAGCGCTTTCATATTTCTATTAAAGGATTTAAGCAAATTATCATCCTGTCTTGGGTGGGTAGTTAGTTTACTCACATCACCAATAATATTAAAACCTTTATCTTCATAAAAACTGGTATACTTATTTATTTTATCTTCCCAATCTTTATCAGACCCACCTGTTAGATTAAGCCAACCATAACTACCATTTAGTATATATAAATTAGCGGAAGGGAAAACTTCTTTAATTTTTTCAATTAGTTTTTTATCAACACCATCTGAATCTAATTTCCAAAGATTATTTGATCCAATAGATAAGATTACATATAAAGGAGCACTAATTGTGTTATTAATTTTTTCTAATTGACCCAATAACCAACTAGCTGGTTTACCACTCTCGCTTAAATTAGGTATAAGTTTTATATTTGGATAAATTTTATTAATAAGTATTGAAATAGAATCCCCTATTGTTACTACATCCTGTGATGTTGACTGCGCTGATGATGATGTTGGCTGTGCTGATGATGATGTTGGCTGTGCTGATGATGCTGTGGATTCCCATTTTAAAGGGTCGTTAACGTCATTCATTCTTTTATAAAAATCAACTGCATATCCACTTCTTTCAAACGCTTTTATGGTGTATTTATCGGTGCCAACTGTTTTAGTAATTGTCTCATGATAACTTTCAAAGCCTTGATTACAATTATTGCAAATTTCAACAGATTGGGCGAAAAAATATCCAGCTTTATAAGCATT